CAAGGAGACCAACACCCTTCTTGGTCAGGCGCCACACGTGACCCACGAAGCGATACCACTCGTTCTGACCATAGTCTGAGCACTTGAACTCGTCGCGGAACATTGCAAAGACCACGCGAGCCATATCGTGCTCCGTCATCGTCTTTGTGGCCTCCTCCACCAGCTCCTCGATGTTCTTCATCTCAATCTTGTCGTACTCACCTGGGTTGTCCATGCGAGACCACATGCGAAGACTGCGCTCTGACAGAACCGGACCGTTCGTGCGGAAACTAAAGCTATCCCACTTGGATTGTGCCAGGCGCGGGTCATAATCCTCATACTGAGCACTGAAGTCATAGAAGACCGTCTCCAGAGAGTCTGGATGGATGTTCTTGAGACAGATGCCCGTATTGATCCAGTCCTCATAGCTCGTGAACCTGAAGGATGCGAGGTTCATTACGTGGTCGCGGTAATAGCCGATCATGTCGTCTGAAAGAGGCAGACGATACGTGTTTCGCTCCGGAGTGGATGCACGGGAACCACGCTTCTCACCCTCCTCACGAGCCGTTGCACGTCCACGCTGAGCACCTGTAGATGCACGGATCTCCTCCTGCTCCTTCTTCTTCTGGAAACGACTATTTGCCTCCTCGGTCATGGGCGTCTCCGAGGAAGGATTCGCTCGGATCGTGAGCTTCTTGAGCAGGTCCGGCGTCACATGCGTCGGGACGTTGTCATCAATGCTCATCTCATTGGTCTCCGGATCCCAGTCCAGAATGTATTTGATCTGATACGGTGTGCCCTCCTTCTTCCTAGATCCAAGCAGGGTCCAGTTGGACGTGTGCGTCAGTGGAGAGGGATCGTAGACCTTCTCCCACTTGTCGGAAAGCGGAAGCTCCGGGAAGAACTCAGGCATACGCTTGAGCAGAACCCTACGAATCTCCTCCTCCACAAAATGATTGGTCTTGAGGTCAGGAATCACGACGTGAATACCCGACTTTGAATAGTCGGGCTTGTTCTTTGCCGGATCTGCAGAATAGTATGTCGGCTCCGGCTTCTCGGAGACATAGATCTCTACACTCTCGGGAACAATCAGAAACTTCTTGACCTCGGTCATGAACGCCTTCATGAAGTTGACCACCTGATCCTGAGTGTGAAGGTGATCCTCTAGCTTGCCGGCATACTTGAAATCCAGATCAATACGCATCGGACCAATCGTGGTGCTCTTCTCGGTCAGATTCAGCTGTCCGTGATTGCGGAGGTAGTCGCAATAGAGACGATAGAACTCATCCATATCATCTTCTGCAATACGCCAAGAACCCGAGGTTCCCTCCATGCCGTTGTGGGTGTCCAATCCACTGCCCTTTTCGGACTTACGAGACTTCTTATCTAAATCGGTGTCCTTCCCCGTGCCATTGAGGAAATCGGAAAGCTTTGACTTAAGCATCCTGTGATAAATAGAGCCGATTACTTTGTGGCGAACTTTCCATTTTGAACGCGGACACTCCGTATAAAAAATGGAAGTCCTTAAAGACAAGGAGACCTAACCACACAATGAAGTTCTGCACTCAATGCGATAATATGATGTATAGCATCGAAGAGCGAGATGGGTCAGCCTTTCTCAAGTGCCGGCAATGTCCTTATGAGGAGCAGATTACGCGAGACAAGCCAGTGGTCTACGATCACGACCTCCTGCAGGATACCTCAATTCAGTATTCAATCAATCCGTATCTCAAGCACGACCCGACACTGCCTCGGTTCGCAAACATGAAGTGTCCGAACATTACGTGCCCTACAAAGGGTAAGGAGTCCAACATTGTAGGCATCAAGTTGGATGCCAAAAATGTTGTGTGGATGTATCAGTGTGCAGTGTGTGATGCTACGTGGAAGCAGTCGGCCAGAGGGCCTTAACCAGTCACCTTCGTATCTACGCGAGCGAGTTGACGCATAGGTGAATAAACACCATCCCACTTTGCAGCGGTCTTTGGAAGACCACCGGCCTGCTGCGTCTTTCCGGAACTCAGTGTTCCGGACTGAGTCGTAGTAGACAAACTTTTTGGCTTGTTTACGTATCCAACTCCTGTGAACGGACGAATGCGAGCATTTCCAGAAATCACAGTGCGGGAGACCAATACAGTTAGCTGTTCAAAATATCCAGTTTGACCCGTGATTGAAACAGCATCGGCAGAGTCTGAAACAACAAAGCTAGTTGAACTCGGTACGGTTGGAATTGTAAATGCTGTAAGGTTGAATGCAGCCGTTGCCAAGCCCGATACAGTGTAGGTTGAGTTTGCAAGATTAGCGATAATCATGTGTGGAGTTGCAGTCGTATAGTATACACGCCCATTGATTCGTCCGACAATGGATCCTGTGATAGGGTTTGTTGCACCAGGTGTTACAGCATTCGTCACGGCAAACTGAGTTGCTGTCAACCCTGCGCTCAGCACCGTCTGGTTGGAAAGGTTTGCCCATGTTTCTCCGCCAGCTACAAATCCAGAGATTGTAATTACGTTTCCAGCAACCAACCCATGCGCTTGAGAAGTCGTGTAGGTGACTGTACCGGCGGCGGCAGATGCACCCGAGACAATCCTAGACGATACGGCCGTAATCGCAGGAAGCACGGTCTTCACAGTTGCCGGAGATGCAGCCACGTATGAAGCCTGACTTGCGAGCAGTTGGGCGTTCAGTATAGACTGTAGGGGGACGACTTGATCACTCGTCTGAATCTTCGTGGGGATCGCACCGTTGCGATACGACTGCGCAGCCGCCTGCATCTTAATAAAGCTAGTGTAGTCGGACGCCGATAGAGTAGGCATTTGTGATTAGATAAGGAAAATACGTCCACCCCTAAATGCGGGGGACTTCCACGCAGGAACAGCAAGGACGCTTCCCCTTCCAGTGAACTCGGCCTTAGCAAGCGGTCCAATATCGTATTTCACGGGTGCTACAAATGTCCGTGACTTTTTCTCCGGGTCAGTCACGTAGGTTGCAGCAACACGTGCAAGTCGTGTAACATCTGACGGCTGGGCAGGTATGATCGGCATTTGTGTATTCGCGAGAATAGAAGGAGCTGTGCGAGATAAAACGGATAAAAGAACTTCAACACAAGAGTAAGTATGGATCTCCACCCCGAAGTCAAGCCTGTATTCCGCAAGGAGGTGGCAGAGATGGTTAAGCAACCGAGGATTACACAGCCGTTCTTTACAAAATATGAGTATACCGCCCTGATTGCCACGCGCGCTCAACAGCTTGCCGAGGGTGCAAAGCCGTTAGTGGATCTTAAGGGACTCAAGACATCCGACCCCATGTTTCTATGGACGGTTGCCAAGATGGAAATTGCGCAGAGGAAGTTGCCGTATATTATTCGGCGTCAGCTTCCCAACAACACCTCGGAGTTTTGGAGCGTGCAGGAGATGGAGATTATGTGGTAAAATGGAATTACCTTTCGATAAGTGTTAGACAGTAAGCAAGATGTCAGCAGTTCAAGATACAATTAAGGTTGCAGAGGATATGACTAAGAGTGTAGAGGATACGATTAAGGGTATTCTCTTTCAACTCAATGAGGCAAAGATGCAGGATCAGAGAAGGATCGCTCGTGAGACCGCACCACTTCGCGATGAGATCCGCAGATTGCAGTATCGGATCGATACACTGTTAGCCGAAAATCAGAATCTTCGCGCTACTCATCGAACTGTCAATAGTCTCACTACTTTACCGCGATAGCAACCACCAAAGCTAACAACATATAAATCAACCCTTCATTCCACCCATGAGCGGGACTAAAGAAGGAAAGACCAAACATATCGGCAAATCCTCCACCTGTCGTGTGAAGCAACGCAATGGTCACAATGATAATAAGTAACCACTTTTTGAATGTGCTCATTACTTATTCACCAGACAACTTCGCAAGGTCCTCGGCTGACGGCGGGAACAGGAGGAGGGGCGGAACTTCCTGGGGAGGATTGAGCATCTGAGGGGGATCGTGCGTCAGAATCTTCATAGCCATGGACAGATCGACTGACTCACTGGGTGTGAAACGAGCATTGACCTTCGCTACGTCAGAATCAATTTTTTGCTGAAGACGATTTGGGGTTACAGTGATGTATGCAAACGCAACAATGACTGCAATCACAAGAGCTGCCAGGAGCCATTTCTTCGGGATCTTCATTGTTCTTCGGGTAGACAAGAAAAACGGAAGCGTGTTCATCAAGATAAGAGGAGACACAATGGATTTCCCTATCCCCGTTCGATGCTACACATGCAATCTTCCTCTCGCAGGTAAGTGGAAGGAGTTTCTTAGACTTGTTGCCAAATATCGCAAGGCTGATGGGCGGTCGGAGACTGACGATCTAGTATACCTTACGAAGACGACTACTATCACCGCTGAGGGGAGAGCAATGAATGATCTTGGGTTGACGAGAGAGTGTTGCCGGCGCCATCTCTTTACACACCCCGGCGTCTAGTAAACACTCGTTGCAATACAACTTGCGAGATAACTCTGTACAGTCAGGAGTGAAGCAAGGATAGATTTCGGGGATCCGAATTCGAAGTTTTACCCGCTCCATTTCTTTTTTACCTACAAGATAAGAGTAAATGTCGTCTTACAGTGAATACCTTGGACGTATGAAACAGCGAATGGTCACGATCACGGATACACGTCCTCATCGCGACGCAGGACACCAGACTGAAATCGTTCGTCGTCTTGCCGCATCTGGAAATCTGGAAACTCGTGTAGCAAACACTGCTTGTGCTCTTGTTTTGAATGCACCCTCGACAGCCTCTCCGGCTGGTTTTCTGCACGGAGGCGGTCACACGGTGCAGGACGCCCCGATGTATGCAGAATATACTGCGGGACAGGCCGTGGCGCAGTCCGAACGGAGGTCCAATGCAAAGCCTACGCAGATCACGAACACGATGCCGTGCCTGTCATCGTCTCAGCTTCCGGAGCTTAACGATAAGCTTGCGGCAAACGCCGAGCTGTCAAAGATCCAGGCTGCTCGTCAGACATACGGCAATGGATATTATAGCAACTGTTGCCAGACGTGCAAGAAGTCCCTACTTGCCGGACCTTGTAACTGTCGTCTGACGGTAGCGCAGGCGGCGGCCCTGAAGAGCACAATTAACTGGCCTCATACGGCCGATGGTAGCGCTTAAACACCTTTATAGAAAGGTAAGTATGTTGACGGTGTATACCTACAAGATACCCAAACCAGCCGGATGTTTTGACTTATCAATTCTTCCCCTCGATAAGTGGATGGATACTGTGTTAGATATCACTGCACATCAGACAACCGGTGTTCTTTGGTTCGGCTATCTAGATGGGTGGATGTTGACACCACACGAAGAAGTTGTCTTGCGAAAAGCAATCCGTCAGTTTAATTGTATTTTAATTACGCAATTCCCATTTTCACTCTCTCAGGCATGGAAAAACGAAATCGATTGGGTCTACACAATCGAACCCAATGGATCAGCCAACACTCACAACAATGGTCGTCTTATACACGATGGGAGTTCGCCTCAATACCGACACTCTAGTTCAGGATCTCCCACTTACGGATTCGGTCATCAAGATCGAAAAGCAGGGCGTTCTGAAGAGGGGGTCGTCAAAGCGAGACCTCATCAAGCGAAGGGCAAAGACAACTCCGCCTAAGCGCACAACCGGATTTGGACATAATTCAATTACAGTCGTCGTCATGTCTGACGGCAATGGGAAGTTTCCTCGCAAGGAGATTACCGTAAAAATCTTCCAGAACGGCGTGTTTCACATCACGGGCGTTCTTGATGAGTCCTATGACCGAGATGTGACTACGCTGTTGCGCACACACATCTTGGAGCATTGTCCTGGAGCTGTGATTTCTGGAGAATGGACCGATGTTCGTCGTGTGGTGTTGATGAACTACAAGACGAAACTGGTGGATACAAAGAACCTGTCTCGTGATGCGTTATATGCGTCTCTGCGTGGAAAGGGCGTTACAACGGTTTATGAGCCAGCAGTCTACCCTGCTGTGAAGATCTACTTTCCAGAGACCAAGTGGATTGCAAAGGTCTTCCGCACGGGTCAGATTATCTTGACAGGAATGACCACTCACGACGAATGTGCGTCATTAATGACAAAGTTAAAGCCATTGGTTGGAGTATAGATATGCCCCAAACAACTCGTGAATTGACTGAAGAGGAGGTGATCGCCGGATCCCGTGGAATTAATGATCAAGACCTTACCGCTACGCAGATCCAGGCGCATGTTCGCAACATGGATGGGTCCAAGGCAAAGTGGGCTCACTTGAAGGATAACAAGGTGCAATACGAACTGAAGCTTCAAGAGGAGAATAAGATCCTTTATTTCAATTACCCCTCCCTTTTTCAGATGCACGCAGAGGATCGGTTGGATACAACCTTTTTTGAGATGCTTGCACTGAAGCGGAAGATCGAGAAGGGTGAGATCACGCCCGAACAGGCTACCCAGGTGATTGGAACTAAGCTTTCACAGCGCTTTGTTCCAGATCTGGCACCGGCGCAACCCCAGGCATCGACGATGTCGTATGAAGACTACTACAGGCAGACTCGTTAGAGTTCCAGACCTCGTGTGCATCCGTGCTCTTGTAGACCAAAAAGAAGTACTTGTAGAGCTGATCCCATGTGCAGTCTGACATTGCATAGCACTTCATCCGACTCAGCTTCAGTCCATCAAGGATTCCACACAGATCCTCCTTCGACATACTATTCTCCAAGACCAGGAAGTCGTTTTCGGGGTTTTCATAAAGGGTGCGAACATCCTCTATGCATTCCATCAGACACTTGTAGCCTAGAATACAGTACTGCTTCTTGTAGTTAAGATTGATCAGTGCATTGCAGTACTTATTCGTGAAGTTCTCACGCTTCCACATCGGCAGTGTCCACCAATTCTCGGTAGGCTCTTCGAACCCGTTCTTTTCACGCATGACTTCATCCACCTTGAACTCCTTGTAAGCCTGGGGAACAATGTGATGAGGAGTTAGGCGATTGATCTCTGAATTTCGGATCAGTGAAAAGTTGTTCCATCCATCGTTCATATACTGAATATATGCAAGCTTGTGCACGCGAGCCATCTTGGTCTTCACGGCCGTCCTGAGCAAGAGTTCAAGATCATCACAGATCGGGAGGAACTCTGAGTAGTTTCCCATCTCGTTTAGAGTTGAACGACGCCACATACGAGGGTGGTTAGGAACACCCACAATATGTGACAATGTATAGTTGTTGATATTGGGTGTTGAGATCACGTTCACCCACGTTCCATTGTATTTCTGACAGTAGTATCCTGCATATCCAAGGCCAAAGTGATCACCATACGAGTGTGTATTGCCATTCTCATAGAGATGAGCTGTGTCCATATACACAAATCCAACATCAGGATCTTCGTCAAAGACCTTGGTGGCGTCTGCAAGGCAGTCAACTAGAATCTCATCATCATGATCCAGTTCAAGAACATACTTGCCCCTGCACATCGAAGCCGCCTCGTTCTTCACATTTCCAATGTTTCCACTATTCTCTGACCTGCGGTAGAGGCGAATACGAGGATCCTTCTTTGCGAGTGCCCGCAGAAACTCGAAATGCTTATCATCTGGAGAATCATCCACAACCACCCATTCCCAATCCTTCAGAGACTGCGCCTTGAGGCTGTTATACGGGCGATAGAACTTGTTATACGAGTTGTAGCAGGTGGTGAACACCGAAAAGATAGGGCGTGTCAGTTGCTGAGGGAGCAAACAGTTGTGAATGTAGCAATAGTTGACACCGCGATTAAAGGCATCAATGTCCTTGATGTTATCGTAAAAGTGAAGCCACCTCATGCGCATGCGATTCACCAAGTGTCCCATTCGCCCATAGTACTCCGCTTCTGACTTTCCATAGGTCACGATAAGATGATAATTCACATCAAAAAGTTTAAGAACATCCTCTGGATTGGAGGTTGGATTGATCGTGCAGTTAAGTTTCTCTTCATTCACTGCAAGAAACGTGTCAATTGAACTATACTCTTCATCTCGGAAGAAGAGGATATTTGGATATTTCATTATTCTATTCCCTTTCTTTACTGCGTAAGTTCTGTCCGCAATTCCATGAGCATTTTACCTAGAACATTCTTACCTGGCCACTTGGATGGGTCGTTTGCCTTAGATGTATCAGCAGAGGTCCCGATGCCCCAATACTTATCGCGAGCAGACGCCTCACCAATCGGTCGCTTTCCAGTCTCCAAGAGCTTTGTCTTGAGATCCGGATGCTGAATAAACTTAGCCTTGACCGCCATGCGCATAATACCATCCTTGGTCTTGTCCCACTCCTCCTTGACAAAGTCCTTGACCTTCTTGCCAAGCGCCTTCACAGCCTTGGGTGAGGGAGTCTTCAGAATCTTGTCAGCACTGGCTCCATCGCCAAACTGCTTAGCCTTCGCCCACTGAAAGTAGTGCTCCACCGTCGGGAAGGTGATGGAGTCAATCTGAAAGGGAGCCTCGTGCATATTGGAGAGCACGCGCCACTCACCCTTACCCTCGTCAGCTCCAAAGAACAGGACCGGCTCGGCACCTGGCTCAGCCACCTTCTTGATGATCTTCTTCTTGGGCAAGGCCTTTGCTTCAGACGGCTTCTCCTGCTCGGAGCGCTCATCCTTGACCTCGGGCTCAGGAGGGGCAACTGGAAGCGTGACCTCCTGCTTCTCGGTCTCCTTGGCCTTCTTAGGCTTCTTGGACTTCTCAAATGCAAAGCTTCGGTGGAGGAAGCTAAATGCCTGGTGCTCCTGAGTGAGCGTGACGCTGTTCTGATCGGAATAGTGATCAGCAAACATCGTGCTTCCAATCAGATCATATCCAGCCTCCTTGAGAACAGCCGTCATCTTCTCAAACGGCACCAGATACTCCTTCTGCGGTTGCTCAAAGCTCTCCAGCTTGACCGAGATTGCCTGGCCGAACTCCTCTGTCCATCCAGTTCCATCATCATACTCCTTGACAAACTCGCCAAAGATCTGACGGCCCGCGCGGAACATGTGGCTCTTCTTACCCAGCATCAGAGCGTAGACTGCTGCACCATCCAAGCATGTGCCGAAGAACATGCCCTTTCCGTGGTTCTCCAGGTTGGACACGAAGACCTTGAACGTCTCCTCGGACTCGCATGCATAGTGGATCGCCATCTGGCAGGAGATCACGTCAAACTCCGT